GATAAAGATCCATCAAGCTTAGCGATGTGCGTCATAAATTCACGTAGCTTCTTAATTGATAATGGTTTTAGGGTTACTTTTGTTCCGTCTTGTAGTTCAATTTCGTATGTTTCATATACTGTTGTAGCCAAAATTGGCCTCCTTAATCTCTTTACCAATTATACTAAATTAATGGTATAAAGGCAACAAGCGACCCCTAATTAAAGGGGCCGCTTGTTTTGAGATTAAGAATACTAAGATTAAGCTTCGATAATTCTATCTACGATAATTCCGTATTCAGCACCTGAAAATGCTGGGTCTGGAAGTAGTCGGAATGATACTGGGAATACTGTTGCTTCGTTTCTGCGGTATGAGTGTGAAGAAGCTTCAACGTTCAATACACGACGAGCATGGTATACACGCTCTCTCTTCTTACCAGTAGATGCTGCTCTTGGAGCATTACCGATAAATACTAGTGCTCTTTCTACAGGCTCTGATCCGAGTGCTCCAGCTTCCATGCCGAGAGTCTCTCCACCAGTTCCCTTTGTATAACCTGCTAGGTTATCTGAACCATGTGCTGCTGCATCCTTGGTTGCTGTTGATTGTGCGAAAGCGAACAATAGGTTTTCTAGTGTTGCTTCTGCCAATGTTGAGTTTACAGATACTGTCATAGCCTGCTTAAAAAGCTTTGCTGTATCTAGCAACTGGTCAACCTGGATATCGCCGTAATCTGGTGAGTACTGAACTTCAATACCCTCAGATGTGAATCCTACGTTTCTCCAACCTGTTGAACCTGTTGCAGCGTTCATATCAGCACGTGCTGATGCTGCTGCTGTAAACGCAGGTACTGCGTATGTTGGCCATGCTGCTACCTGTGTTGAATCTTGCTTTGAAACCCAAACTTCTGCGGCACCAACGATAATATTATTTACATTTGCCATTTTATTTTACACCTCCGTCTTTGCGGTTAAATTAGTTTTTACTGCTTGAGCTGGCTAAGCCCTAAATCCTCGTTAATCAAATAATACTAGGTTATTGCTTAAAAAGCAACACCCATCAAGCAAATCTGCCAAGAGCATTGACCTGGCGTCCATACTTATATCTGATAACCACCTGTCCAGCGAACCATCCGTTTTTCTCTCTTTGAGGCTCTGGAGATAGAAGATCTGCCAAAGAAACTGTGAAGAATATAAATGGTGAGCCGTTAGGTAATGATGTGTTTATATCCTTTGCTGATTCGTCCATTCGTCTGAATAGGTCTAGCATAAGGTTTTGAATTTCCGCAATCTTGTTAAAGTCTTGTGAGTATATAGTAAACATCATAGAGTCACGACAGATCATCCAGTTTTCTTCGTATCCGTCGGCAACCCAATCATAAACTATATGAGTTTTTGTTCCAAGCTCTTGATAGTTGATCATGTCCTGCTGTGCTGGAAATATAGGAACTATATTTAAAAGTGGACCATTAACTAGGTCTGCCTGATAGTCATCTGGTTCTAGTATTTTGCCAGATGTTACATTAGAATTAGTTGAAGTAATGTTTGACCAGAGATAGTCAATTATTGCTTGTGTTGCACTAAGAGCATAGTTTGCCATTATATTCTACCAGCCTCTGATTGAGCTGCTGATGCAGCTAATGCCTTAACAGCATTTGGAGAAATTCTACTTATTACAACTCTGCTTGAAATTGCAGATGGAACATCTGCTGCTCTTTTAGCAGCACGTGTAAGTGATTCTTTTACTCCAGACGCTTCAATACTTTCGTTAACCATTCCGCTATTAAAGAATCTTTCATGGGTTCTAGCAAATCCCTGGAATGCATTTGCTCCACCTGGCTTAGTTACACGAACAGATCTTCCTTTAGGCAAAACAATGGTCTTACCGTCTTGATTTTCAAATACTAATCTTCCAGCAGCTGAGCGTGGACGAATTGTTACTGGAATTCTAAATTCCATTATTCTTGCTTTTTCTTTAAAAACATACTTCTTTAAGCTGTAGGCATTTGGAACATTTGTTCTAGACTGCTTGAATGAATAGTTTATTTCCATGTTATATCCGCTACCTGGTACAAAGTTAAGCTGCCACAGTCTAGATGCAGGATTTCCAACACGCTTCCACTCATAAACATGATGTAATCTTGAAGTATATGAACGAGCCTGCATATCTACATAGCTACCAAAATCTTTTGATATTCTGTTATAAATCTTTGTAGTTACTGCTTTTTGTGCTCTTGCTGAATTAACTAAATACTCTAATGATGCTGCCTGATAATATATAGATGCAGCTATTTTTGAGATTGATCCCATATCGTCTATAATGCCAGTCTTCATTCTGCCACTGGACATAATCTTTTCTGCAGATCTAATCTGAGATACTATATTAGCCTTCAAGTGACTGTACCTCCGACTTTTTAACTGTTACGTTATACGACAAGATGGCTCCAAATGGATCAAGAACTGGGATTACTCCCTGAACCTCATATATGACTGGAGTGTCGTAATTGTTTTTGATTAGGTCAAACCATATGACCTCATCATTTTGATTTCTTATATTGGTTATTCTTTGTGATTTAACCAATCGCTCTTCGGTCTCAATGGTAAGATAATCCATATCTTGGTATCTTTCACCGACCTTTTCCCCGCTACCAGAAGTCTTAGAAGTCTCCGAAATGTAACCTCTTGCAAGGCACATAGCTGTTTTCTTATATAGCCATTGTCTCTTTAATGCTTTTGTAATATCATCCTGAGTCAGTGTTGACTCATAGATATCCATCTTCATATAAAGAGTAGACGATATCAGAGAATTAAACATTAAATTATCACCATGCGATTGGCAATTAGAGGCTCTAGAATTCTATCTACCATAGAGTTTCCAGTTCCAGTAAATGCCTGAGTTGATATTTCAACGTTCCAGTCGCCAGTCTGCATTCTTTTTACATACTTTTCTTTCCACACTGCGTCTTGATAAAAGAAATCATTTGATAGTCTGATTGCTGAATCATAGACCTCAGAAGGAACATTTAGCCATCCGTACATGCCAGATATCTTATATGTATTTCCATTCTTAAAGAATGCTGGTTCTGGCATAGTTGTGTCATAAGGATATGAGGCAAATGTTTCTAGCCCTGGATCCTTAACAAATCTTATTGCGTAGTTAGTTGGAGTTATTTCAAACTCATACTGGTTGCCAGAAACAGAAGCAGAATCATATATGACAACATCGTTCTGCCATATCTTAGTTATAGATTCTATTCTTTCTGGCAAAAGTAGGACGTCTGTTCCATCACCAATTACCTGAACTGTCTTTGTCTTATACTCAAACTTTTGTCCAGTATAAGCATTAATCTTAAATCTTGCCCATCTTTCCGCAGCCATTACTTCATCGTATGACTTATAGTTTCTATCTGATCTGTCTGTACCAAAACCAGAAGCCTCTACTATCTCTGCAACATTTGCGTAGGGTCTTGAAACATTATAGGTTTTCCAATCAACAAATGCTGTTCCATTTATTGTATATTCTATCTTTACTTTAAAATATTCATAATCTGTTGTTGCTGAAACTGGTACAAAGCAGAAGAAGCTTCCCTCATCTACGTCTGTATTATTTACCGTCAGTACTGTGCCAGAAGTCTCTGTGCCCTTATATATTGTTACAACTGGAGTTGACGTAGGATCAATAGCTACGCCATTGTAATACGTCTTAAAGTTTATTGGTCCATTTGTACCACTGTATATCTCTGGCATGATCTATCTCCTATGAGTAAAACTCTTTTACTTCTGATGGTGTTGCTAGTCTAAAACCTTTTTCTGTATCCAAAATCTTCATTGCTGAATTCATAGGCATTGAGATAAATGGGTGTTCCTGACTAAATTCATATCCATGTGTCTGGTAGGACTTATTCATTCTTTCCATTTTGACCAATGTTCTGTCTGATACATCAATCTCTTCCGCCCCTGCAAAAGCTGGTGCTGGAGGCAATTCTTCTTTTTGAACAGTAGCTAGATTATTAAGTAGCTCATCTGTGACGCCTTCTTCTGCTAACACTGCAAGGATATCCGCCTTATTCTTTGCTTCCGCTATATCTACGCCATATTCTATTGCTATTTCTTTTAATTCTGATACTTTTAATGCTTGTAATGACATTATAACTCCGTTCGTTTATTATAATTATAGCATTTTGCACACTATAAGAGGAAAGGGATCCCCTTAAAGAAGGGGACCCCTTTCCAAACTTTGTCCTAAAATTTAAATTATGGACGGTTTGCAGGTAGTGCGTCGTAGCTTCCACCAGAGATGTAAGCTGCTGCACGATCTGGATTATCGTATCCTGCTGCAATCTTGACGTTCTTAACGACAACAAATGCATCTGGATTTTCGATTGCTGTTCCTACACGAAGGAATAGAGTGTACTCAATTGTATCCTTCTTAGGCTTGAACTCACGGTGCACAACGATGTCACGCTTAACACCCACGATAACGTTATCTGGGAATGTTAGGTGGATATCTCCATGTGAACCTGAAGCTCCTGAGTGTGTTCCTGTCTGTACTTCATCAAGAAGTGGAACCTCGACAACTGGAATAC